GGGAACTATTCAATGCCACAAAACATATGAAATATCATATATATGATTTTCCATATATGTCAATTTTTCAGTTAAACATTTAATTCTGAGAAATAAGTTAGATTAGAAAAAGTAATTTGATACCGATCAGAAATTACCGTCTTAAAATTGATACTAAATTGGAATGGGGCAAAAGTTTGTTGTCATGTCGATCTAGTTGGTTGTAGGAGTTATGGGGATTCTGTTCGGTAGGATCCAAAAACCGCCTTTTTGGCGGTTATTGATTCCTTACTTTTTCTAGTTCTTGCCATACCCGTTCGGATTCTTTCTTGTTCGATTCAACGAGCCATTTACCGTAGACCCTTGCGACCATGGTGATATCTGCGTGACCCATTTGTTGTGCCAAGTAACTCACGTTGACGTTAGCGTGGGTAATCATCCAACTGGCGTAGGTATGTCGAAGTTGATACTGATTACGGTATCGGACTCCTCCTTTTTTACACAGTGCCGTCCACATTCGGCCTAGTGCACGTTTGCCGTAATAGTCATAGCCACTGACCTTCTGCTCCCGAACGACCTTGGGATTAAACACAAATCGTAGAGACTCTTTTCTGTAGGCCTGACCGGGTAATTCGACATCGTACTCTTTAGGCTCTAACGAGTAGGTTAAGTATTGTTGAGCTTTTAAAGCATCTAAAGCTGGCGGCAGTAGGTCAACAAACCGCTCTTTGTCTGTTTTGGTGGTTTTTAATCCGCGCATATCATAAGTCGAACGGCGGATATGGATCGTTTTATTCTCAAAATCCACATCCTCCCACGCCAGTGCACAAAGCTCGCCACTGCGTATGCCACTATAGACAAGCAAGGTCACGATATTGCGGTGCTGCAGTTGGTGGCAGTGTTTCAAAATGCTGTCGATCTCCGTCATCGAAAAGGGCTGAATATCGACTTCGCTTTCTTTCACTCTTTGCAAAACCTTGGATAAATCGCGACTGACGTATTCCATTTTATAGAGCCAAGCAAGGAAGGCGTTGATTGTCACCAGATTTCGGTTAATGGTGCGACCCGTTTTTCCTTTAACGAGCTCTTGGCGAAACTCCGTCAAAGTCCGTGGTGAAAGAGTGTCGCTACTTCTGGTTTTTCCATATATTTCAATAAAATCTCTTAACACCCAATCATATCTTTGCAACGTAGATCGGCGGATATCGTGATCTTTAGAGGCAAGGAATTGCTTCGTGAGTTGTAGTAAGTTCTTTGCTTGAGGGACACCTGATGCATGTTTCGACTCTGGAAAATGCGCGGAGTAGTTAAAAGTCCCGATTTTCATTTCATAGAGAATGGCTTCTCTTTTCTGTCTAGCAAAGTTTATGTTTTGTTTGTTTGGTGTTAGACCTAAGGATTCCCTATATCTTTTGCCGTTATAGTAAAAGACGATCCTTAAGCTGTTGCCATGTACTTCAATGCCTGATGGAAGATTATCCGTTATTTGGTTCGATGCCATTTATTCCACTCCTCAATATCAATCATCCAAGTACCACGAATTTTTTTCATGACCGTTGATGGATAAAACCCATCGAGAGCTTTCTCTCTTAGCGTCTTTGCACTGAGGCCTATGACCTCGGCTGCTTTTTTAAGAGTGATGATGGAAATTTGTGATTGACTCATATTGCCTACCTTTCGATGCCATCTTGTTCACCAATCTTTTTGATGGAGTGCATCGCGCCAAGCTTTTTAGCGAGTGGAGCTGCATCATTAGCAAACATGTTGAGAAATGATGGTGTAATCGTGATTTCTGCTGGGCATTCTCGGCTTAGCCCCCAGCTATCGTCAGTGGGATAAAGCGTTAGCGCGATTACTGAACGATGTAATCGTTGGCTAAAGTAAGGTGGTGAAGTGGTTACTGTTCCGTATTGGGTATCAATGGTTGCCGCCATGGATATTTCCTCGCATTTTAATTTTGGACTATGAGCAATAGTTGCCCTTGATATGCGTCATTAGTCTCGCATTAGCATCCAATATTACATAATGGAATTTTATTGTAAATTACAAATTGGAGTTTTTTGGTTTTTTACAAGATAGGGGGATGTTTGATGGTTACAATTTGGATAATAAAAAACCGCCTTGCTTGGCGGTTCGTATCTAGTAGGAGGTTGCTAAAAGAGTTTTAACTTTGCATCAATAACAACACCGATAATTTTACAGTTACCATTAACGGCGATGGCGTTATAGGAGGGATTGAGCGGTTTTAAGTACTTCTGACCAGCATCAATAACTAGTTTTTTGAATGTTGCTTCATTTACATCAGTCAGCTTAGCCACAACCAGAGAACCATTCTGATGATCTCGCTCCGTATCCACCAGAACAAGAGTGCCTTCAGGAAAACTGACTCCTACGCCAGATGTCATAGAGTCACCTTCAACGCTCAACCAAAAGCAGCGTTCACTTGTTCGTTCAGTGGTTTCGTACCACTCATTAATTTCCTCGGCGGTATAAGGCTCAATTGCTTCTGACCACATTCCTGCTTGTACTGAACTTAAAACGGGGAAAGACTTCTGGTACGAAGGTTGTATTTGGGGACGTGAAATATTCGCCCATGCTTCATCGGGATACTCCACTAATCCATCAGAATTTAGAGTGACGTGGTCTAACCCTACGATTTTCATCATAGCGGCTATCTCTTCGATACTCGGCTTACGATTTCCACCCAGCCAATGAGCAATCGCGCTTTGGGATTTGTCCAAACGCTCTGCAAGCACGGCTTGAGTGATGCCGTTATCTTTCATTCTGGCCTTAACCAGATCTTTCCAATCCATCTTCATAACGATGATTATTACTTAATGTAATCACACTTAAAACATCCAAAATGTAATTTATCTTGTTTTTGTAAATTCCATTTCGTAATCTTTATGCATGTTCCTATGGAGGCAAAATGTTTACATGACCAATATCAAGCAGATTCTTAAAAACATTGGCAAGTCACAGGGATTGCTTGCGAAAAGTATCGGTATTTCCCAAGGGGCCGTAAATCACTATGCCAATGGTAATCGTAAGCCTAGCTACGAGATGGCATGGAAAATTGTTAAAGCTTTGAATGAACTAGGGGCAAGTTGTTCATTCGATGATGTTTTTCCTGAGCCAGCTTTTGATACGCGGCAGGAAACAAAATGTGGTTAGTCGTTGGTCTACCAAACTAACAGTAAATCTAGAGGTGCAGAGCATGAGAACAAACTCATTTTGGACCACGGTGGAGCAGCTTGCCTGTATCACGGTGAATACCTGTCGCGTAGCGTTATCGCAGGGGCAGGAGACATTAACTTTCGAAAGAGATCAAATTCAGCGATTGAAGGATAAGTGTGAGCATTACCTTCGGGTATTGGATGAGGAAAGAGAGTTGGCTTTAAACCGCGGCAACGGTTTAAAGCCGAGTGAAAAGTCTTGCGAGGAAATTTCACATACCACTTCGGAGAAGCAGTGATGGGAAGAATAGCATTAAGAGCTCGGATTGAGAATCTTCAATGGCGTCTGTTCAAGGTTGAGAAAGGCCAGCAAACTGAGATTACCTACGACGAAATGGCTGACCTTTATGAAGCTAAGCGTCTGTATGTCAAAGCTGTCTATGAGGGATTGGTCCGTGGTTAGAAAGAGGATGCCATGTTTTCCGTACCGAATGCTCGGTGAGTGGATCTGGTTGGTGGCAAGCTTACGTCATCACTTTCTGATTGCGAGGGAACGGGCTTTCTATTGGCCATGGGGAACTATTCGTAGACGGCCAGTGGCTTTAGATAGATTGATCATTGAGGTAATACGATGTCCGTTAAGGTAATGAGCTACGTATGGGATATTTCCCTTTTCAAAGGCTCTGACAAACTCATTATGCTTTGTCTGGCGGATCATGCTGATGATGCCGGCGTGTGCTGGCCTTCGATTGAAACCATTGCCCGTAAAAGTGGTGTCTCTCCAACCACAGTCAAAGCAACCTTGAAGAAGTTGGAAGCGGGGGGCTGGATTGTGAAACGAAACCAGTTCAAGAAAGCCGATTCAGGTCGATTAGTGCGTTCCAATAACCAGTATCAACTGCCCGTGAAGCGATTGAAATCTACTGCTGATGAACAGTCGGATTTCGAACAGACGGATTTCGTCCATTCAAAACTCGAACATTCGAAATACGAACAGACGAATTTACCCGAGGGGGTAGGTCAGATTTCGGCTGGGGGTAGGTCGGATTTCGGCTATAAACCATCAATAGATCCATTAATAGATCCACCAGAAGGTGATGCGCCGCTTTTCAGTGCTCAAACTGATCCTATTTTGGATCCGGTTGTGTTTGAGATCCCACTCAAAGGTAAAAACGTTTCGTATCCGGTGACCCAATCTCAGTTGGTGGAGTGGCGCTCGCTGTATCCTGCCGTTGATATTCGCCAACAGCTTCGCAACATGATCGGTTGGTGTCAGGCAAACCCAACACGCCAGAAAACCGCGCAAGGGATCCAGCGATTTATCCACGCTTGGCTTTGCAAAGAGCAAGACAAGGGGCGAATTGTCGCGGTGTCTCAAGCTGCGGCGAAACCCATTGATGATGCGCAGTTGTTGAAGCGAAAGATCCAGCAAATTGAAATCGATATTAATAACGAAAACGTCGCGCTGATTTCATTTAAACAGCGTAAGTCCGCGGTATCAGAGCAGGCTGCGCAATCGGCTGAGCGCAAAATCAAGGCCATGATGGCTCAACGAGAAAGTTGGCTCCGAGAGCTTTCGGTGCGAGCGAATGAGCCTTAATGTGTTGAGCCCATACCGTTTTGCCATTTTTAGACCATATTCTCAGAGTAAGGAGTCACGACAGTGAGTAAAAAGCTTGAGCTTTTAACACTATTAAGCGCCGCAAGAACCATGAAATGGGAAGAGTCTGTCAGTAAAAATGGACCGACCAAAGAGCAGCTTCTCGGTGCGATGGGCTTAGCGCAGCGCGATAATCCTATTGGTATGGCTATCCTTAATGCCAAATACTTGCATTGTGCTTATTCGTTGGTGGTATTGAGGGATTTTCTTGGATCACTGGAGGTTCATCGCTTAGAGATCCGTTTGGCTTCGAATGAGCTTAAACATTTGCATTATCTGGTCATGGCGGATGTGTTGAATGTTCCGATAGACAGTCAGCAAGTTCGTCTGGCTTCGGTTTGGCGTCGATACAGCACCTACGCAGCGCGGACCCAGAAATCGATTGAAGCACTTAGTAAAGCCATGCGCTCGATGGAGCGAGCAATTGAGATCAAAACCAATCCATTTGAGAGCAGTCGTTTGCAGGCCAACATTGCGTCACACCAAACGCGTATTGACGCGCAGAAGCAGCTACTGGCCGATTACGCGCAGAAAAAGGCCGCAGAATCAGCAAAATGTCCACGTTGCAAAGCAACAGGCGTTATTCCCAAAACGCAGCGACCTTGTGAGAGTTGTGATGGCGTAGGTGAGTTTCGAACGACGGAAGCGGATTGGAAATCCTCATTTTTGGGTGCAGCTTTGCCGGCTCACAAAGAGCTCATCATTCGTCATTGGCCTGCGATTGTTCACCTACTGCAAGAGTGGAGAACGCAATTGTATCGGCATGAAGCCGAGGCACTTTCGACGCTTGAAAAGCGCTTATCTGCTGAGTTTGAAGATTGAGTAAACCCGAGTCGCTCATTGATATGACAAGGTAATTGCGGTAGATTTTCCAACAATAGCGAGGCTGCATCTTTTGATGCGGCCTTTTTTATTGCTCGCGATTGGGAGCCTTAATGATGGCAAAACGAGATTGGAAAGCGCTGCAACAAGAGTACAAACTCGCGTTTGAACAAACAGGCATCACAATCAAAGCGTGGTGCGATCAAAACCAAATCAATTACAACACGGCGCGTCGATATCTGCAGGTGTTGAATTCGCCACTCGAAAACAGCGAAAACTCCGCAAAAAACGTTCAATCCCCACGTGATATCACTTCTTCGCCCGATGTGGAACGGCTCGCTCAATGTGATCAGTTAGGAGAGGCTAGGGAAGAAAAGATTTTTAAATCAAAAGGTAAGGGTGAAAAAGCATCAGTGATCAGTGAAAGTGATCAGTTCACTGATCACATTACTGATCAAAACTCACCGAAACCGACTCATGCGCAATTTTTACAGCGTGTTTTACATCTAGATACGACTCATCAACGCGATGAAAGTGGGCGGTTTATTCATGGCAACCAGTGCTCAACCAAACACAATGGCTATGCGCAGCGCTTAAATGATCCAGATGCCATATTTGATGCAGCGAACTCGGATATTGACCACGAGATTGTGTTTTGTCGGGCGCGGGTGCTGAAAGCCATGGAAACCTACCAGAAGATAGGATCCGAGCTTGGTAAGGAGGGCTTGGCGCTGGCTGAACGCGTCAAACTGTATGAGCTCTACGTCAGCACCGACAACATTGTTGATAGAAACATGGCGCGCGTGGAATCTCTACTACGAACTAAAGCTCATGTGAAGAAAACGGAATTGGAAGCTGAGCGTATTGCACAAGAGTCTGCCGGGCTTGGAACTGCGATTGCCGACATTGTGCAAGAAATTCAAGAGATGGGGTCGGACGGGTTTGTTCTGAATGATTAACCTTGGTTCCGTCCTTCAAGAGAAGATAAGCGCGCAGGATCGCGTTTTTCTTTTTTCTCGGCTGAGCAATAAGTGGTGGCGGCTCAATCATCTTTACAAGATAGAGAATGAAGATGGCGAGCTGGTGACGTTCAAGCTTCGCCCTGCCCAAGCATTGCTGTTTAAGATGATGGGTCATCGCAACATTATCCTAAAAGCGCGCCAGCTTGGTTTTTCGACCGCCATTGATATCTACCTACTCGATGAAGCGCTATTCAATAAACGGCTTAAGTGCGGCATCGTCGCGCAGGACAAACAAGCTGCGGGGGAGATTTTCAGAACTAAAGTGGAAGTGCCTTATGACAACCTTCCGGCATGGCTCAAGGCGGCAATCCCAACCGAAGAGCGTAAGAGTGGAGCCAACGGTGGGCGCATGGTGTTTAAGAACGGCTCAAGTATTCAGGTTGCCACCTCCTTTCGCTCCGGTACTGTGCAGCGCTTGCATATTTCTGAGCATGGCAAAATTTGTGCGAAGTACCCACACAAAGCCAAAGAGGTGAAAACCGGTACGCTTAACGCGATTCACCAGAATGCGATCTGTTTTATTGAGTCGACGGCAGAAGGTGTCGGAGGCGATTTCTATACCATGTGCATGCGCGCTATGGAGCAAGCCAAAAGTGGGGTAGAGCTGAGCCGCGAGGATTATCAGTTTCATTTTTTCGCATGGTGGCAAGATCCGAAATACCGCTCAAAAGTGCCGATGAATGGGCTCGTAGTGCCGAAAGTGATGGCTGAGTACTTTACCGGAGTCGAAAAATCGATGGGCTGCCAGCTCGATGATGAGCAAAAGCAGTGGTATCTCGAGAAAGAAGCCATGCAGGGCGAGGAGATGAAACAGGAATTCCCGTCCACGCCGCTGGAAGCGTTTTTAACCTCAGGACGTCGGGTGTTTAATCCTGTCCATATTATGGCCGCGGAAGCGGATGTTCTTGCCCCGTTCTTGGTCTATGACCTTGAGCCTATGACGGGAAACCTAACTCGGGTGCACTCGATAGAGAGTCACGATCCGCTTCGCATGCAGCGCAACGCGATGAACCTTTTGCTGATGTGGGAAATGTTTGATGAGGATGAAGAGTATGCGCTGGGTGTGGATATTGCCGAAGGGCTAGAGCATGGCGACCGCAGTAGTATCGATGTTGTGAAAAAATCCGATGGTGAGCAAGTGGCCCACTGGTTTGGCTATATCGATGCTGAGTTATTGGCTTATCTGGTTAAACATATCGCGATTTTATACGGCAACGCTTACGTGATGCCTGAGCGCAATAACCACGGCCATGCCTTTATTCAAAAGCTTCGAGAAATCTACCCCACACCTTACATCTATTCAGAGCAATACCTAGATCGCGACAACGATGATGAGACGGTCAAGCTCGGCTGGTTAACCACCAAACAATCCAAACCTATCCTCACGGAAGGCATGAAGATGCTCTTTCAAAACGGCGTCTCTGGCATTCGTTGGATGGGGACTATTTCGGAATACCACAGCTATGTGTACGACAAAAAGGGAGCGATGAACGCTCAGGAAGGGTGTTTTGATGACCAAGTGATGAGTCATATGCTCGCCCAAGAAGCCCGTGCACGTATGCCAAAGCGTGTGAAGTCAGAAGACCTCAAACGCGATCCTTCTAACAATCATTGGCAGACCAAATGATGCAACACGCAAAACTCGATACTTTTATGCTGCGTATTCTCTCCGATATTGATGGCCAACCTGACTGGCGCAGCGCTGCCAAAGTTGCCACCGCGTACTACGATGGCGATCAGCTTGATCCGAGAGTCAAAGATAAGCTTAAACAGCGTGGCCAGCCCACCACAATCCATAACCTGATTGCGCCGACCATTGATGGTGTCCTCGGGATGGAAGCCAAAACACGCACCGACCTTTTGGTGTGCGCAGATGATCCCGATGAACAAATGGAACTGATGGCGGAAGCCGTGAATGCCGAGTTTGCGGATGCGGCTCGGCTAGGTCGACTCGATAAAGCACGCTCAGAGGCGTATGGGTCACAAATCAAAGCGGGTGTGGGGTTTGTTGAGGCATACCGAAATCCGAACCCGTTCGGACCTAAATACAAGATCAAGCTTATCCCTCGTGATGAAGTGTTTTGGGACTGGTTCTCCACGGAACCCGACTGGAGCGATTGTCGCTGGGTGATGCGTATGCGCTGGATCGATATTGATGAGCTCGCGAGTTTGGTTCCCCATAAAGCGAAGGTACTGGAATACGCGAAAAAGGATTGGCGTGGATTTGTTGATGTTGAAAACCTCGAAGGGCTCGACCCACTGTTGACCAGTGCGCATGAGGCATTTAATCACTGGTCACGGGATCATTCTGAGTACTTATCCCATAACCGTGAGCGTATTCGTTTGCAGATTGTGTATGTGCGTCATATAGAACGCAAAGCCGTGCTTGAAACCCAAGATGGACGAGTGATGGAGTTTGACCCGAACGATCTGACTCATGCGATGGCACTGGCGATGGAGAGAGCCACACTGCGGCAGGCTCAAGTCAGCCGGATTAAAGAAGAGTGGTACGCCGGGATGTATCACTTATTGAGCCGTGACTGTGCCGCGCCTAATGGCCAGTTTCCCATCGTGCCGTTCTGGGGATTTCGCAAAGACGCCAGTGGTGAGCCCTATGGTCTGATTGCTCGAGCCATTCCAGCGCAAGATGAAGTCAACTTTAGGCGCATTAAATTGACGTGGTTACTGCAGGCCAAACGAGTCTTAATGGATGAAGATGCCACCAATATGAGCCAACAACAGATTTTAGAAGAGGTTGAACGACCCGATGGCCTGATTAAGCTCAACCCACAGCGGAAAAACCAAAAATCCATCAGCGAAGTGTTTCAGGTTCAACAAGATTTCAATATCGCCGCGCAGCAATTTAATGTGATGCAGGATTCGATGAAGCTTATCCAAGATACCATGGGCGTTTATGGAGCCTTCTTGGGGCAAGAATCCAACGCGACCAGTGGGATTGCGATTGCCAATCTGGTGGAGCAAGGGGCGACAACGCTTGCCGAAATCAACGATAACTACAACTTTGGATCGCAGCTATTGGGTGAGCTGCTACTGGGGTATATCCTTGAGGATATGCGTGAGCAGCACAATAAAGCGATTGTGATCAACCGCAATGACAAGCGAAAGCGCAAAACCGTGGTGATGAACCACGTCGATGAACAAGGACTACTGACCAATGATTTAACCCGCTTACGCGCCCATATTGCGCTCGCTCCCATTCAGCAAACCGCTGCTTACAAATCGCAGTTAGCAGAACGAATGATGATGATCACCGCGCAGTTGCCGCCAGAGGTACAAATCACCGTGATTGATTTAGTGCTTGAGCTTACCGATGTGCCGAATAAGCAAGAGTTTATGGAACGTGTCCGAGCGGCGCTGAATATTGAAAAAGAGCCGGAGGATATGACAGAGGAAGAGCAGGCCGAATTAGCCGCACAAAAGCAGCAGGAGCAACAGCTTCAGCAAAAGCAGCTTGAGTTGCAGATGCGGGAAATGGAGGCCAAGGTCCTCAAACTGGAAAGCGAAGCAAAGAACATCATGGCCAAGGCGCAGCGCGAAGAAGGTTTAACCGATAGCCAGCGCTACGACAATGCCAAAACCCAAGCCGAAACCAAGCGGATTTTGCAAGAAATCGAAAACCTCAATCTCGAAATGAGTCAAATGCAAAGCCAGATGCTGCAAACCGTGGAGGCCATGATTGAACAGATGTAGCAGGTTAGATTTGAAAGTGTATTGATTACAGACATTTGGACAAACGCCTCTCAAATGCTCGCTGAGAGGATAGGAAATTTGTAACTTAGTATCGTTTTTAAATTGCTTTTTCGCGATTTCAATATAAAAATAATACTGTATATAAATACAGCAAAGTTATATGAAAGTCATACCTATTTACGCAAGTGCGGGCATCACAGGTTTTGAAAGTCCTGCAACTGAATACAAACAACTCTCCATTGATCTTGATGGTTTACTTATCCAGCATCCGAGTGCCACTTTTATTGGTAAAGCGAGCGGCGATTCTATGCAAGGAGTGGGGATATTTGATGGCGATTTACTGATTGTTGATCGTCATCTTGAAGCAATGAATCACGATGTGATTGTTGCGAATTTTAATGGCGAGTTTGTATGTAAGATCCTCGACATTCGTCGTCGATTATTGCTCTCTGCAAATGAAAAAATGCAGCCTGTCGCTATCCACGATTTTGATACCTTCTCTTTAGAAGGCGTTGTGGTTAGCTCCATTCGTTTCCATCGAAGTAATCAGATATTGAGTGAACAGTGATGTTTGCTTTAGTTGATGCTAACTCGTTTTACTGTAGTGCTGAACAAGTCTTTCGTCCGGATTGGCGAGGAAAGCCCATCATAGTGTTATCAAACAATGATGGTTGTGTCGTGGCTGCGAACCGCCAAGCAAAGGAAGCGGGTGTTGAGAAGTTTAAACCCTACTTTCAGGTTAAAGCGCTTTGTGAGCAAAAAGGCGTTATTGCACTTTCATCAAACTATGAATTGTATGCCGACTTATCGTCAAAGATGATGCAGGTGATCGGGAGATTCGCGCCCGAGCAACACATATACAGTATCGATGAGTCTTTCCTTTCATTTGAGCATAGCTTTCCTGCCATTCGTTCTCTCAAAGAGCATGGTATGAAATTACGACGAGCCGTCTGGCGTGAGTGCCGTCTTCCTGTAAGTGTTGGCTTTGGGAGTACATTAACACTCGCGAAAGTGGCTAACCATGCAGCAAAAAAATTGGATGCTTATCAGGGTGTTTGTGTACTTGATAATGAAAAAGAGCGTCAAATAGTGTTATCTCAATTACGAGCAGTTGATGTGTGGGGCATCGGCCGTAAACTTGGACAGCGCCTACAGCTAATGGGCATTAAAACCGCTTTACAACTGGCTAACTATCCTCCCGCCCTCATTAGGAAAGAATTTAACGTTGAGGTTGAACGTACCGTTCGTGAGCTGAATGGACAAAAATGCAAAGGATGGGATGTAGCTCGAGCCGATAAGAAACAAATTTTTTCTACGCGTAGTGCAGGGCAGCGAATTACAGATATTGAGTCGTTGAAGCAGGCCTTGTGTAAACATGCCAATATTGCCTCTTATAAGGCCCGTCAACAAAAATCACTCTGCCGAGTCATGCTCTGTTTTGCAAATAGCTCTCCGTTTGACGAGTATTCGGTTGTACGTAGAGCGATTCATAGATTTGCTTATCCGACATCTGATGTGACGCAATTGACCCAGATTGCCTCATTACTGGCTGAGCAATTGTTTCAGGAGGATATTCGGTTTTATAAGATAGGCGTGGGTTTGCTTGACCTTGTTGATGGGCAACATGAACAACCAGATTTATTCAATCCTAATCCGAACAACCCTGCGTTGATGCATGTTTACGATACTCTAAATGGTCGGTATGGGAGTGATACCCTTTTTTTGGCGGCACAGGGTATCACTCAGAAATGGGCAATGCGGCGTGATATGTTGACCCCGCAGTACACAACGCGTTGGCAAGATTTACCCAAAATCAAATGCTGATAATGTGAGTTAGGTTCTGCATGCATTGCCTGATCGTTTTTGCCATGTAATGAGTCAGTCGAGTTGCCCTGAATCATTTTTGCCCTAAAACCGTTTAGAGTAGATACTTTTCAAAAAACTAGGCTGATCTGGTAGACCTATATTGTCCTATATTAGAAGAGGGTTTAGTTACTTAGAAAAAAAGGTCACTCAAAGAATAGGGGGAGTCGAGTGACCTGGAATAATCACCTAAACGCTGTACAAATTTCCGTCCACTAGAACGCAGCTTGGTTCGCCGTTTTTGTCAATGATTGTTGCTGATGCCCGAAATCCTACCTTCAGGTAACCAAGTAACTTTCAAGATTTAATGCATAAGCAGGGTTTGTAATTGCCATTTGATTGATTCTATCTCCATTTGCTCCGGCGCTAAGGTAATGAAGTTCAGATCTTATTGAATCAGAGGCCTTCGAAATAAATGCCTAACAAGCCATCGATTTTTTACTCCATACCTTGTGAAATAGCGTTGAGTGTTGCCGCCATCGCAGGTAGTTTTTCACTGACTAGAGTTAGGAATAAATACGCGGTACCACCTTGGTGATGCAATTCGATGATGGTTTCACTTGCAAGTACTTATTGTTCATCACATCAAGCCACCGTTGACTTGGATACCGATAATGTCAGGGTTAATCGTGGCATTGCCGTAATCAACTAAATCGATACTTTGATCGAGTTTGTCGATAAGGGTGATTTTGGTGCTCCCTGTATGATCAAGCACTAAAGCGTGTTGTTCCAAAAAGCGTTTACCGTCAATCAATGCTTGTGCGGTAGTAGCTTTTAACATACTGCTTTCCTTATCTTTTTGGGGTGTTTTTCTACATTGGCAACGGCATCAAGATACCAAGATGTCGCTACTTCAAGACGGGTTAATGCAGAACCAACGGTTACTGAAAGTGCACCTGCTTTGATGGCTTGTTTACAAAGCTCGGGAGAGTTGAATCTTCCTTCTGCTATGGTTAGGTAGCCAGCTTGAGCAAATGCGGCAACGAGTGCCAAGTCTGGTTCTACTGGTGTGACCGCACCAGTGTAACCAGAAAGCGTCGAGCCAATCAATTCAATACCTTGCGAGTGCGCCCAGAAACCATCTGCAAACTCTGCACAATCAGCCATGCCAATGCAGCGTGACTGTACAATTGCGTCAGCGATAGCTTGGCGGCTCTCTGGCCTTACTCGATCTGTGGCATCAAAAGCAATAATCGCTGCACCTGCGTTTTCTAATGCTTTTACATCGTCAATAAATGGTGTGATGCGCACTGGGCTGTTTGGTAGATCGCGCTTAACGATACCGATGATCGGTATAGAGACGGCCTTTGCTACAGCTGCAACACGCTCAACACTTTGGATTCTTAAAGCGGGTACACCGGCCATTTCCGCTGCTTTAGCCATAGCAACAACAAACTCGGTAGTATCGAGTGGGCTTCCTTCAACTGGTTGAATAGAAACGACAATAGTGTTGGCTAGTTTTTTGGCCATTTCAGTGATATCCCATTTCTTCATAACTCGCCTCTTACTATGATTTTTATTTTTAAAACTTGATTGTTAGGCAGTTATACTTGTGAAGAAATTTTTCATCAATAGTGAAGAAAAAAATTGCCATCGCGATCACAAGTTTTCTTCATGGCGTTTGAAGGAATTTTTTATTGTGTTGATAATTGACTCGATTAAGGGAAGCTACGTAGCGGTTTGACATACAATATTTATAATTCAAAGGGATTGGAGGATACATGAACAGTATCTTTTCTGTACTACAAAAAATCGGTCGGGCATTCATGTTGCCTATTGCGGTATTACCAATGGCGGGGATCTTACTCGGGGTTGGTGGTGCATTTACCAGTGGACCACTAATTGAAACCTACAATCTCACCTTTCTTGCTCCGGGAACTCTAGCTAATCAATTTTTGATGCTTTGTTTCAAAGCGGGTCTGTTCGTGTTTGTGAACTTGCCTTTACTTTTCGCAGTCGGTGTTGCGATTGGTATGGCAAACAACAACAAAGAGACAGCGGCGCTTTCTGCAGTATTGGGCTTTTTGCTTTTCCATACCGTTATTGGGTCAGTACTTGGTTTCCAAGGGTTATCGCCAGATACCACTAATGTAGAAGCGCTGATTGCGGCCGGTGCAAATGCCGATGAAGCAGTAGGTTTAGCCTCTATGTACACCCAAGAGCTCGGTATATTTACTCTACAAACAGGTGTATTCGGTGGTATTGCGTGTGGTCTATTATCAGCGTTTATCACTAACCGTTTTTCTAACGTGACGTTGCCTGATTATTTGGCGTTCTTTAGCGGCAATCGCTTAGTGCCAGTCATGACCATGCTGTTCTTTATTCCTCTCGCATTTTTGTTTCCATTCATTTGGCCACCAATTTTTAAATCTATCGTTTTTGCTGGTGAGTCCTTCTCTGCGATGGGGTACATCGGTACTTTCTTCTACGGTTCATTGATGCGTCTACTGAACGTATTCGGCTTGCATCATGCGATTTATCCACTGTTCTGGTACACCGAACTAGGTGGTGTTCAAGAAGTCGCGGGTGAGATGGTAGCGGGTGGTCAGAAGATTTTCTTCGCCCAGCTAGCGGACCCTTCAACGGTTCACTTTAGTTCAGAAGCGACTCGAACAATGACGGGGGGGTTCCTGCCAATGATGTTTGGTCTACCAGCGGCAGCCTTGGCTATGTACCGTTGTGCTGATGATAAGAACAAAGCGAAAGTGAAAGGTATCTTGTTCTCTGCGGCATTAACGTCATTCCTGACGGGGATTACGGAGCCGCTAGAGTTTACATTCTTATTTGTTGCACCAGTTTTGTACGCAGTACACGCGGTGTTAGAGGGTGTGGCTTACATGCTAATGCATATGCTTGATGTAGCGGTAGGAATTACCTTCTCACGTGGTATCATCGACTTTACCTTCTTTGGTTTGCTGCAAGGTATGGGGAAGACCTCTTATCAATGGATTCTAATTCTTGGCCCGCTCTACTCAGTGATATACTACTTCGTGTTTAGCTTTATGATTCGCAAGTTCAACTACTCTACACCGGGTCGCAACGATGCAGAGAGCAAGCTTTACACTCGTAAAGATTACAACGGTAAAGAGAATGCGCTGATTGATGAGATCGTGACAAACTTAGGTGGCAAAGAGAATATTGCGTCAATCGATGCTTGTATTACTCGTCTTCGTATCACAGTGAAAGACAGTCAACTGCCTGCAAGCGATGAAGTGTGGAAGTCACTTGATGCCAAAGGGGTCATACGCTCGGGTAATGGTATTCAGTTGATATACGGTACTCAGGCGGAAACCTACAAGAACCAGATAATAGAAAAATATCAGTTATAATGGATAATTGAGATCAGAACCCAGCAAGCGCTGGGTTTTTGTTATTTGAAATTAAGTTATACTCTCAGCGTCAGTTACGGAATAAAGAGTACTATGAACGCAAAACCTCAAGTTAATCTACTATCTCGTCTTCGCTATTGCATGGAAGGTTACAGTCCTAAGTTAAAGACAGTGGCTGATTTTATTGTATCTAACGCTGATAGTGCCCAGTATCTGACTATTACTGAGTTAGCGAGAGATACCATGACCAGTGAAGCGACCGTAATTCGCTTGTGCAGAGATTTAGGTTTTAAAGGGTATTCTGATTTTCGTATGGCTTTGGCGATTGAGATAAGCCAGCCACAATTCACTAAAAATAACGATGTGCCAAAAGAAGATGGTGACCGAATTGATGATGCAACGCAAAGTGCCATTACCAGCTTACAAGACACAAGTATATTGATTGACCGCAAGCAAATTAATCGCATTTGCCAGATGATTCACCAAGCAGACAACATCCACTGCGTGGGTGTTGGGGCATCTAGTATTGTTGGGCGTTATTTGTCATTTCGATTAACCAGAATTGGCAAAAGCTCGACCATGTTTGAAGACACTCATATCGCCGCGATGCGTGCCGTAAAATCGACGCCGAGTGATCTATGGTTTGCAATTTCTAGCTCTGGCTCTACCAAAGATGTCGTCTACGTAGCGACCCGAGCAAAAAAACAGCAATCGCCTGTAGTGAGTTTGACCAATATTCGCCATAGCCCATTGTCTGTTACGTCAGACGAAGTAATGGTAGCTGCAAGGCCAGAAGGTCCATTGACTGGCGGCGCATTTGCCTCGAAAGTTAGTGCTTTGCTATTAGTTGATATCCTGATCAATCAGTTGGTTGCTGAACATGCAGAGTATGCAGAATCTGTCAAAGATACTGCCGAAGTAACGATGGCGTTTATGGTATAAACACTGCGTGCAGCTGGCCTGAAAATGCTACCTTGTCAAATGCTCTGATATCAGCAGCCCAACTTCGCGTGTCGTTCTCAGAATGGAGAACTGAGTTGCTACATATTGTATTATGCCCCCCATCATTTGGAGTCCACAGAATTTAAAGTAGATTTCCATTACCAAAAATTATCCATGTTTTGCTAATGTTGGATGTCAAAAAACTTACATTTGCCCAGAGATGTGCTAACAAAGAGTCTACTTAAGTTATTTCGCCAAATTCATTTCCTCATCTACAACAGTTGAATTCTCAACCAACTTGCGGTAGATTTTCCAACAATACCAAAGCTGCCTCCGGGCGGCTTTTTTGTTTCTGGACCCTGCAATTGGCGGGGTTTTTTATTGGCTGTCGGGAGTTGAGATGCCATTGAAAGAGCCGGAGAGCTGGACCCAACTCCAATCCATAGGCCTTGCGCTGATGGCGATTTGGGGAGGGCTGGTGACTTATATCATCGATATTCGCAAAAAAAATCGTCCCTTTCGTTGGGTTGAAGCGCTAATGCAAATCATCGTCTCTGGATTTGCGGGCGCATTGTGTGCTTTGGCCGCAATGTACTTTGAATGGCCGCAAGAATTGGCGGGGTTTGCTTGTGGTATCAGTGGTTACGCTGGCTCGCGGATCCTTGCCATTTTTGAGCGCAAATTTATTAGCTCTATCTCAAATCAGCCTTAAACGCCGAATGCGTTGTATTGCCCCCACATGCTTGGTTGGATGTGGGGGCTTTTTATTGGAGAAACGTCATGTTTGATGTGGTGTTCGAACGTCTCATGCCCCACGAAGGTGGCTTTCAATGTGACCCCAAAGATCGCGGCAACTGGACGGGAGGGCGTGTCGGCGTTGGTGAGCTTAAGGGCACCAATCGTGGTATAGCCGCGATGACTTACCCACATCTTGATATCAAAAACCTCTCTTATGAGCAGGTGAAGGCAATTTACTTCGAGGATTGGTGGCAAAAACTCGGTATGGCGCGTTTTCGTCCGGCGATGCAATACCAACTTTTTGATGCTGCGGTGCAGCATGGTTGGCATCGTGCCGTGAAAATGCTGCAAAGCTCGGTGGGTGAAAAGCCTGACGGCATTATCGGCCCGAAGACGCTGTCGGCGACACAAACGATGGATCTCAATGATTTACTGATGCGCTACATCGCCTATCGCATCACGTTTTACACCAAAGTATCGACCTTCAACGAATACGGACGAGGGTGGATGCGCCGAGTCGCGCAGTGCTTGCTGTTCGCCGCAGTGGATAATGACCTTTAAGGGGAACTTATGGATAAGCTAGGTCTTATTTTGAAAAGCCGCAAAGTGATCCGAGCGTTGGTGGCGTTATTGGCGGCACTGATGCTGTCATTAGGCTACCAGATATCGCCGGAGTTTCAGTCGCTGGTGTCACAGGCGGTGTGTGAAGTGATGGAATGTATCGAGTAACACCATGAACGAGTGGTTATCCCTTTTGATGAGGCTAGTGAATGCGATTTTGGATTCGATTAATCGGTCGCGGAAACAAGCGGCAACCGATTCTCCTAGTGAGCATATTGCTAATGGTGGTCTCGTGCAGCGCAGTGAGAAAACCTTCGCCGATGTGGCCAACCAACCTGACCGTGATTGAGCTCGCCGATGGTGGACTTTGCCTTGACCGAGCTTCGGCAGAAAAGCTTGCCGCATTTAAAGCGGAATTAGAGTCGTTGTAAGCGGGAGAATTGATGAAAAGTATCGCGCATGAACTTACGGTATTGGTGGATAAATCCAAGCCGTTTCGTTCGTTGTTGGTAAAAGCTGAGGCGGGTGGCTCAGTCGAACTGCAATATGAGCTCGATGGTGAGCGGATCACCGCACAAACCTTTACTGCGACAGGTCACTATGAGCTGGTGATCTTGCGTAGCGGGTACCTTGTTCCAAATAATGCCCTCTTTTCCTTGGTGTAAGCATGGTCGATCAACAGCCACTTTGGGTACGCCGAGTCTTGGTGAGCCGCGAACGCTACGCCCCATATTTTGATGGTTTAACGCAATATGCCGTATTGGATAAACCTATGGTTTTCACTGGTGATTTTGATATTTCTATTGAGGCCGAAGGGTTAAGAAACGACAGTTTTCAAGCGCTCTTTTCTGGAGAGACGGTCGATAATTTCTTTCGATTACTTCAAGGTGGCAGTGGGATCCAGTGCTATATCGGTGGCGCAATTGTCTCTTGGTTGACCAATCAGTTTGATGCGTCTCAGCCTCATCATTACCAGCTGAAACGGGTGGGGTCAGTGGCCTCCATTGGGGTTGATGGCGAATGGAAAGTCAGCCGTGAAGGTATTCAAACGCCGCTCACCGTCACTCGTATGATGCGCTCTTGGACCACCTCACTTTTCACAAGAGGGCAGATCCGCGAGCTCATCATTCAAGGGGCAGTGTATCCCTTAGATCAGAAAGAGAGTGCTATTCAAAGAAGCCAGCCAGATAACGGCAATGCGCTGACTATTATCAACCATACCAAAGCGATGTGGAGACGGGTGTGAGCCTCTATCAGATGTATGTTTTTCTTTCGCTGCCCGAGTGGCAAATGCGTTTTAAATCCCGATTTCCTGATGCGGTTGAGGTTCAGGACTATAAACTGGCGGTGTTTTTGAATACAGAAAAGGAGGTGCTGATGCGTCAGGCGAGCCAAGTAGTCGAACTGGAAGCGAGCGCCATTATCACCGCACTGGCCACACAAAATCACGCCTGCATGATCTGTGATTACGCTGCCGCCATGCAGGTTTGCCAGCATTTCGAACCCAGCGAGCAATAGTCCCCATGAGTATTCAGTGCCGAGCCTTGTGCTCGGCTTTGTTGTTTTTGTCGCTAAGCGTTTTTTCGAGAGCGCTTAACCGCACAGACAGCGACACGTCTAATCAAAGGAGTCACCATGAATACCCATCAAGACACGATTGCCGTCACTGGTAATGAAACATTGGAAGAGCTGGAAGCTTTGTTGGAATCGATGGAAGCGGAAGAAAGTCGCCCAACAGTCGAGAAGGAACAAGGCGCTGACGAGCACCTTGCTCCCTCTTCACAATCGCAAAGCGTGGAAGGTTTAGACGGCGATACCGATGCAGCCTCGCCAACTGCAGAGCCTAACGCAAAGCCAGACGGTATTCTTGCCAAAGACCAAAAGCACATTATCCCGATGGAGGTGCTCGAGCGAGAGCGGCAAGAAAAAGCTCAGCTTCGCCAAGAGCTTGAAGAGTTAAAAGCGCATTCAGCGCAGCTTGAAAAAGCGCAGCGCATGATTGATGTGCGTAATAAACAACTCGAGGAATTGGGCGTTGCGCCGGCTGACTTACCTGAAGATGTCACCATTGATGAAAAAAAACTTGCTGCATTACAGGAGGATTACCCCGAGCTTGCCCCTTTCTTTTTGGCTATGAATAACAAAATTGAGGCGTTGGTTTCCAGTGGCACGGTGGCGGCCTCGACCACACCACCGGAGACTGAAAGCGCCGCGCCAGTGGACAACGCTGACTTGACGACCGCGCTAAAAGCAAACGCGGATTTGCAGTCGTGGATGAGTGAAGGTGGTGCGCGTTGGAATGCCGCGCAGCAAATTGATGACCATTTGGCTTCAAGTTCAGAATGGTCGAATCGAAGCTACGCCGAGCGATTTGAAGAGGTCAGTAAGCGGGTACGACTGGCGTTTGGTGATGAACCTAAATTGTCAGCCCAAGAGGCTCTGAGCGCGGCGCAAGAAGCAAGCCGTAAAGCGAAAAACGCTTTGCCTGCGTCACCGAGTGAGCTTGGCAATACTCATCGCACGGGGGATTCCGATCTGATGAACCGGGTACAGAGTGCAAATCACGAAGAGCTGGGTAAATTGTTTGACTCTCTCAGTGAAGCGCAAATCGAGCAACTGCTTTATAACGCTGGATTCTAAACCCGTTTTTCAAACACTAAGCCTCAGCTGACACGCTGGGGCTTTTTTATTGGAGTGAAAGTATGACAACCATTACTGACGGCGTGAAGTTACAGGAAACCGCGCTGTTCAAAGCGACCCTGCGCAATCGCTCGTTTACTAATATGTTGACCGAAGATGCGCCGCAGAGTGTGACCAGTAATAAAAAAGGCAATGAGCAAACCTCACCTCATGCTCCGATTGTCCGCTGCGCCGACTTAAGTAAATCGGCAGGGGATGAGGTAGAAATGCAGATTGTGCATGGTTTGACGAAAAAACCGACCATGGGCGATCGCCGAATTGCCGGACGGGGAGAAAGTTTAGAGTTCGCGGACTTCTCACTGAAAATCAACCAAGGCCGCCATCAAGTGGATTCTGGCGGTAAGATGACGCAGCAAAAGACTCGCCATCCACTGCGTAAACTCACTCGAGCTTTACTGCCGGATTACGTGAATACGTTGCAAGATCAGGTTACGACAGTGCACCTTGCCGGAGCGCGGGGGGATTATGCGACCGATGACATCATTGTGCCTTTAGAAAGTGATACTGAGTTTGCCGAGATCATGGTCAATGATGTCTTGCCGCCAACGTATGATCGCCACTTCTTTGGGGGCGATGCGACCTCCTTTGAAGGGCTCGATGCGGCGGATATTTTCTCGATTGAAACACTGGATAATATTGGTCTCTATCTTGAAGAGATGCCACATCCACTACAACCAATCCGTTTTAATGACGACAAGATGGCGGGTGATGAGCCCTTCTATTTACTGAGTGTTACCCCACGTCAATGGAGTGACTTCTATACCTCAACCTCAGGTAAAGATTGGCAAAACCTCACTGCGAATGCGATTTCCCGATCGCGTAACTTTAATCATCCGGTGTTTCGTGGCGACTGTCTGATGCGGGGCAATATCTTGGTGCGCAAATACAAAGGTATGCCGATCCGTTTTAATCCTGGTTCTGTTGTCTCGATTTCCAATAACGATAAAGCAGCCAGTGTGCGTCAAGTCAATGCGGCCACCACCATAGATCGCGCCATGTTACTCGGCGGGCAGGCGTTGGCATACGCGTGGGGAAAAACGCAAGGTGGCCAATCCTTCCGTTATCACGAAGAAGATGTGGATGCGGGTAACCGTACCGAAGTCACGGTGTATTGGATGAATGGCTCCAAGAAAATTCGCTTTAAAGACAAAACGGGTCGCGTGAACGATCACGGGGTGATTGCGCTCGATACGGCTGTGAACCTGTAGTGGAGTAAACGTGAATGACTCATCGACAAAGTGAAACCTTTAACAACCGTGTCTACGTTGGGGCGCATGGCAATTTATCACTTGAAGAAGGAAAACTCAGTGCCAAAAACACGCCTATCGACACGGTATTCGCTGTCTTGGAGCTGCCGATTGGTTTAAAGCTGACGGGGGTACGTCTGGTGACCAATGGGCTTGGAGCCTCGGTCAGCGTCGATATCAAAGTCAACGATATCGCCTTAGCGCTTGGGGAAGCGGTCGCCAATAAAGTCGCCAAGCAGATCCCTATCAAGCCCGTGTACCTCAAAGAAAAGGGCATCCTGAACGTCACCATTAAAGGTGGTGTCGCCACAGGCGAGCTTCTCATCTTGCCGGAGTACGTCAACGTTGGGTATTAAGCCCAGCCACTGTAGAGAGGGAGGCCAAGAGCCTCCTTTGATTTTTGGGAGAGAGTGATGACGCATAAAATTGCTGTGGTCTATATCGGGCCTAAGCCAAAGAAAAAAGACACGGTCGCTGGCTCTAGGCTGGTGTTTCCGCGCCATAAGCCGGTGTTGGTTGAACAAGATTTGGCTTATCAACTACTGGATTTTCCGAGCGTATGGATAACGGAAGAGGAGTTAGAGGATCATCTGAAGCTTCTTGATGAAAAGGCCCAAGCGATGGCTCATCAACGGGCAGCGCAAGAAGCAATGCAGGAGGCAGAAGAAAAAGCGGCTTCCATGGTTGTGATGCTAAATGGTGAGGAAATGGATCTCGATAAGCTCAACTCAGCCAAGTTAAAGACGCTGATCGCTGCTAATGAGCTAGATATCGCCCCCAAAGGCGCGCAGGAAGAGGTGACAGAGTTTCGAGGACGAGTGCGCGATTATCTGCGTCGCATGAGTGAAGAGAGTGAACCGGCAAACCTCGCGGAGTGATTATGGAAACCGTCGCTATCGAACAGTTTGTGCCTACCCTTCGGCAATTGGTCAATGTCGCACTTGCGCCATTACTGCACAGTGCTTTGCTGCAAGCCGGGCAAGAGTTTTGCCGAGAAAGTGGTCTTGTGCGTTACACGAGAACAATCGACAGGGTTATCGCACACCAAGTAGTCGCGATTGTGGGTAGCTCTGAGTTGAATTCACCGAGTGTTGGTCGGTACACCACCGCTGAGTTGATGGCGGTGGTGGATGATAAAGGCTCGGCATTAATCAAAGGTATTGATTATCTGCAAACCAGTCGTGATGAGCTGCGCTTTCTAAGGGAGGGGGAAGATCTTTTCATCCACTGTGCGATAGAGCCGCAACGTGACTCAAAGACCTTACCCAAAGTGCTTTGGGATGAGTATGGCCAAGCGATCTGTTATGGCGCAGCCCATTGTCTGATGTTGCAACCCGATAGTGATTGGCACAATCCATCGCTGGGTCGTGAGTATCGAACGTGGTTTGTTGAGGCGATCCGCTGCGCTAAGCGTTTTGGCTTAGAAACGGGTCAACAACAGGCCTTTACCAATCCGGTACGTCAACGGGAGTTCTTCTGATGAGAGTCACCATTAAAGGGCTTATTGATCGCGTTGCGCGCGATCTCATCGATGTTCGACATGTGCGCTGGTCGCGCCCTGAGCTTATCGATTTTTTGAATGATGCGATTGCGGCGATTGTGTTGCGGCGTCCAGACTTGACACGCAAAACGGTGACGATCAATGTTGATAGCTTTACCGTGGGTTTACCTGTGGATTTATACAAGGTGTTGGCCGTCAATCATATCAATTTGATGGCGGCGCAGTACGTGGATATTAATAAGCTTAATCAGCTTTATCCGAACTGGCGCACAATGACCGGTGAGCCAACGTGCTGGACTCGTAATGAACTCGATGAAAAAACGCTGTTTTTGTTTCCTGCCCCTGAGTCTACCGCGACTGTTGAGATTGTGTATTCCAGCGCGATGAAGGTGGACGCCGAGAGTGATGATTTTCCGATCACTGAAATTTATGAGGGCGTGGTATCGGACTATGTGATGTACCGCGCTTACAACAAAGACAGTATGAACCCTTCTGATGCGCAGCGCGCTCAACTGCATTTGCAAGCCTTTGCGACGGCGCTGGGTGAGAAATCTTCATCCGATCAGTTCATTGTGCAGATGATTAAACAAAGCGAGGTGGCACGGTAATGAGTGAGCCTACTGTTCAAGATCTGGTTCAGAGCGTTGATGCGCAGACTAAAGTTGGAGCTGAATTATTAGAAAAGTATACTCAGGCACTTTTTGAATTCGAAAACAATGTAGACGAATCCAATAAAATTATTGAAGTTGCTAGTCAACATGCTGAAAGTGCGTCTTTATCTGCTCAATTATCACAGCAAGCCCAATTAAAAACAGAAGAGCTAACGCATTTAGCATTGTGGAAAGAATATCGAGATAGCTCCGCTCAGAGTGCTGTAACTGCATCAAATGCTGCCGAAAACGCTCATCAATCACTTAATGAATCTCAACAGGTTTTCAATGTTTTTGATAGTCGATTTCTTGGTCCTAAAAATGAAGAGCCGACGCTGGATAATCAAGGAAAACCTTTAATAATAGGTGCGACATATTTTCATGAATACGGCAATAATGTAGGTGAGCAAAAGTTTTGGAATGGTCAGGCTTGGATAAGCCCTCAGAAAATTACAACAGATAATGCAGAAATCGCCAACCAATATGCACAAGTTGCAACTGACAATGCTGAAATGGCAATCATTGCTGCTGAAAAGACAGCTCAGGATGCTGTTGTTACACGCGAAGAACGGCACTTGGCAGAGCAAGCGGCTCAGACGGCAACGCAAAAAGCCTCGCAGGCTGAGCAAGATGCGACCGTCACATCACAAGATCGAAGTGCGGTTTCGGCGGCAAAATTGAGCGTTGATGAAAATGCACAGCTTGTCTCTGAGAAATCTATGCTCGTTGAGCAGCTAGCATCGCAGACTGCGCAAAACGCCCATGTCGCAACAGAGCAAGCTGTCATTGCAACAGAGCAAGCAAAGCGAGCTGAAAACTTAGTAAAGTCAGCGACAGGTGGGTCGTTACTCAAAGAAGCTAACTTATCTGATCTAGCTTCTGCAACCGATGCCAGAACAAACCTGAGTGTGTACAGTCAGCAGCAAGTGGATAATCGACTCGCAAAGAAAGTTGATACCCTTGCGCTCGAGTTAAGCGCAAGTACTTTTGCGTATGAAAACGGTAGGTTAACGCAGCAGGTAATTGAGCACGGTGACGGCCAAGAGGTTATCACTTACACGTATACGGACAACGTACTCACACAAACCATCAGCATAAGAAACGGTGCTACTAAGACAACCACCTATACATACACTGATGGGCGTTTAGTAAGCATAGGAGTAACAACCGAATGAGCTTAGAGCCAGTAATTCTTAACGAGGTACAGCGAAAAGCGGCTGAAACTCAGATAAAAATTGATACACAGACGCAAGCGGTAATTGCAGAAATCGCGGCTAAAGCTGACGAAATAAACGTACATGTAAGTGGTGCATCAAGTGGTGTGGCATCTCACATCACTCAAGAAACAGATAGAACACTAAGTGCAATCGACTCGCAAGCCACAGCAATTACAGCGGCAGTTGAAGTCAGTCGTGACGAAGTTAACTCGACTACTCAAACAGCTAAGAATGATGTGAAGTCACATGTAACTAGTGAAGCAAACAGAGTTATAGCAGCAGCTCAGTCGGGGGGCGATAAGTACGGTCATGAAGAAATCATTGGTGTCGTTAATTTAACTAGCAGAAATGTCACACTTTCAGCTCCGTTTATAATAACTCCTCCGTCATCAGATAGCTTCATCAGAATCACTGTACTTGAAACAAACTCCGGCATCGGTAGAAAAATCGACCTTGGACGTGGAGTTTTTAACTTTACGATAACTGACCGAGGGCAATCAAATACTTACCTATTCGGCGTTAATAATTCATTTAGAGTCGGCGGTAGAGCACAAAGCAACTCCGTAAGCCAAGCCGCGAGCGATGCTATGAATCCCTTGCAGCATCTCGATGGAGCACTGGGACTCCCCGTTAAAATCTATGGATATTCAGATAGCAACAATTCAGTGGTCAACGTCGCTTATCAAATCATCAGAGTTAGGTAGAGGTTAGTATGTTAGAGATATGGCAAAACGAAACGTGGGTTGATGGAATACCTGCTCCGGGACAGCGTTGTCGAAAAGTAATAGCAACAACCGTTGGCAATGCTTATGAAGAGTTCATTTTTAGCAGCGAATCTGAGCTAGAAACAGACCTAACAATCTTAAAAGCTGAAAAAATTCTAGCAATCAAGGCAGAAGCTGAACGCAGAATTTCTTTGCTTGAGTGGCGTTTAGAGCGAGCTAGAGAGCGTGAAGCTCTTGGCATTGTAGGCTATGAAACAGTTACTGATATTTATCAGTTAAAGGAAGCTATTAGACAATGGTCTAATCAACGCGAAGTTGAATTGATGCGGCTTGAGTCCATCGAACAAGTGAGCGAGTTTACTTTTTAAAAAATCTATAACGAAACAGTCATAGGGAAGCAGCCATTAAATGGGCTACTTCCCTATTTTTTTTAGGATGTGAATTATGCGCATTGAAATCGCTACGATGAAAGGCGAAATGCCTCGCCTTGAGCCACATTTGCTGCCTAATGAGGCAGCGGCCTTTGCGCTCAATTGTACTTATGAGCGCGGCGTTGTCGCACCGATGCGAAGTGATCTGGCGGATGTGCTATTGCCAATTGATTCGCCCAAAACGCTCTTTCTCTATGCGCATACGCATTGGTTTACGTTTTCTAAGCCGGTGAGTGTGATTGCCAATCCGATGGCGCAAGATCCTTATCAACGGGTGTACTGGACGGGGCAGGGGAAACCGAAAGTGACCGCGCAAGATATTGCTGTGACACAAGGGGTTATGCCTGCGGCGTGGTATGACTTGGGTGTGCCAAGACCTCTTGGTAAGCCGGTTGTGACGAAGGTGGATGACTCGACCGGCGCGAATCCGCCAGAGGGTGAGTTACCCGCTTACGATGATGAAGATCGCCTATACATTCAAACCTATGTGACGCGATTTGGGGAAGAGGGTGCACCGGGTGAGGCGAGCCAATCGGTATTGGTTGAAAAGCCCGGTTCAACAGTGACGATTCAGCTCGCGCCGCTCTCTGCGAATACCCACAATGTGACCCATACCCGCTTGTACCGTTCGGTGTCTTCCAGTGGTGAGGGGGATTTTTTATTGGTAGCGGAGCTGCCAATTAGTCAGACGCAATACATCGATGCTGCCCGTAATATCAATGGTCCTTCGCTTGAAACGTGGGAATACGATATGCCCGATGCTAATTTGCAAGGTTTATGTGCAATGGCCAACGGGATTTGTGCGGGATTTGCGGGAAATGAGGTGATGTTTTCCGAAGCCTATTTGCCCTATGCGTGGAGCAAGAGTAACCGTGGTATCACCGATGATGACATTGTGGCGATTGCGCCGATTGAAACCTCGTTAGTCGTGGCCACGAAGGGCAAGCCTTATCTCTTTTCCGGTGTGACGCCTAGCATGATCACAGGGATGCGTCTGAATATTGAGCAGGCTTGTGTGAGTGCAGCATCAATGGTGGTGATTAATGGTACGGCAATTTACGCCTCACCGGATGGCCTAGTGGCTATTTCGTCGTCGAATACGTTCGTGTTGTCTGATGCGATTATTGATCGAGTCACTTGGCAATCTTTCAAGCCTGAAACCATTAAGGCGTGGGCAGTGGAAGGGCAATACGTGGCGCAATGTGAAGGCGGCGGTTTTATTTTTGATTTGGTTAGCCAATCTTTTACGCGGATCAGTCATCGTTGGGCGGCGGCTTACCATTACTTGCACAAAGATGCACTGTATGTAGCGAAGGGCAAACAGCTTTCTCAGTGGCGTAATGGTTCTGATGTGATTGCTATGGAGTGGATGAGTAAGAAATTCATTGTGCCGCACAGTGCGTTAGTGACTTGTGCGCGTATTCAATGCCCAGCGCCTGAATTGTTGGCGGTGAGCTTTATTGCCGATGATGTGGAGATTTACTCTTTGACGTTTGGTGAGCTAACTAATCAGCCATTTCGTTTGCCGCCAGTGCGCGCTTTTCAGTGGCAAGTTAAAGTGACCGGTTCGGTGAAGGTTGAGCGGATTATTCTGGCGGATACAGTTTCGGAGTTGTACTGATGGCGGGCAATACTAAAAGTCCATTTCGAGCTGGGCGCTCTCTCGATGCGTTATATGAAAACGTTGAGATTTTAACAGGGCAGCGAGGCAATGGCCGTTATCGCGCTGTGACTGAAAAAGATGTGGCGGCGATTAAAGGCACGATGAATAAGGTTATCGTCGGCGGTGGGAGTAATGCCGGTGATAGTGTTGTTGAGCCGCCTCACGCGCCGAATAACGTTGAGGCGTTTGGCGGGTTCTCTGCCATTTTGGTGCAGTGGGATACTCCACGCTTTAAAGGCTTTGCGTATGCCGAGGTGTGGCGAGCGGGCACAAATGACTTTTCTCAAGCGGTATTGATAGCGACGACGCCTGCGAATGTGTTTTCTGATGTCGTCAATTTGGGTAGCCATTACTTCTATTGGGTGCGCTTTGTTAATACGAATGATTTAGCGGGTCCTTACCATGATGTGAATGGGGTCGCAGCGGAAACCTCACAAGATATTGCCGGTGTGGTGGATGAGCTAGCGGAGCAGTTAAAAAGCTCTGAGCTTATCCAACACATGCAAAAAGAGATTGATAATAAGGCCGCGCAAGATGCTCTCGATTCGCTTGATGAAGAATTGGCGGCGCTTGATAAGGAAATGGCGGAATCAGGTAAGCTGATTGGCCGTATCGAGACTATTTTGCAAAATGTCAGTCAGGTGCTGGCATTGCAGATTAAACAGCTTAATGCGGCTTATATTTCGAGAGACTTGGCGCAGACAGTATCGACCAATGCCAAGATTGTTGAAGTCTCTAAAGTGTCTTCTGACGCGACTCAGGCGTTGGCACAGAAAATTTTGACGTTAACCTCGGATTTTGAGACGGCAGATAAAAAGACGAATGCGCTTTTGTCTGAGCTTCGTCAAACGGTAGCAAATGCAAATTATGCAATGTCGGAGCGAGTCAATAATCTAGAAGCCAATGTTGACGGTGCAAAAGCATCGGTAGCAAATAACTCAAAAGCGATTGCTAAGATTAATAGCGATGGCAGTTCTGCATTCCAAGCGATGTGGTCGCTAAAAGCACAGGCGGGAAATATTAAAGCGGGGATTGGCTTAATTGCAAAGTCTGATGGTTCAAGTCAAGTTGCTGTAAGTGCCAGTCAGTTTTTTGTCTACGATCCGAATAAGCCAAGTGCTCTTGTGCCTACTTTTTCTATTGATAAGGGGCGAGTAGTTATTCCCAAAGCATTAATTGAGAGTGCAACAATACAAATATTGCAAGCTCAAAGTATTGTTGCGGATGCGGTGAAAGCTGGAATTGAAATTTCATCTCCTATAATCAATACAGGTCAACTGCGAGGGGGTGATGCTGGATTCGGTATTGGGGGAGATTATGAGGGGTATCATACGTTCATTTATAACGATGGTACGTTAAAGACGAATCGACTCATTGTGCCAGAGGGCTACATCGGTAGCTTGCAGTTAGCAAGCGGTGCTGCAACTAGCGTACATAGTGCTGATACAAGAACATCAAATCGTGTGTTCTTAAATTTGAATACTAAGATTTCCGGTAGGGCAGTAATTACATTCAATTCTTTCGTCTGGCCGACTCACAACAGCGCTCCTAGCTCTTACTCTGCAACTTTTCGAGTTAAGCGCGTGAGTGATGGTGCTGTCATTTATGAACGTAACCACTTATTACGTTCAGAGTTCTCATATTGTTTTACAGCGGCGTTATCTATTGATTCTTCATTCTTAGGATTGAATGCGGAGGTTATTACTCATCTACCTACTTCGCCTAATTTTGGAGTTGAACTTTCTGTAATAACGCTCCTAAGTCTAAGGTAAGTGTTTGTATGTATGTATACATCTACAATTTAGCGACAGGAAAGGTATTGCAAGTGACGTTTTCACTGGATTTTGAAGCAGAGCCGTACCAGAAATTTTTTGAATCTCTCGGCATATCTATCGGTTTTGCTCACTCTGAAATCAATGCCGAAGCACGTATTGTAAACGGAGAAGTCGTGTTTGATTTATAATCAATCTTACGATAAATGGCGTGATAGTTTATTGCCAATTATCCAATCTGCCGCTCAAAAAAACCAGCATGATTTTGTAGATGATGTGGATCGCGCCTTACTTTCGGGTAAGGCGTTTTTGTTTCTCTCTGATGAGGGTTTTTTTGCTTTACGACCTTTCGATGGCGATAAGGTATGTGTGGTGTTTGCGTGCTCTTTTAGCCACGGTTGCACCGTAAAATATCAGCCGATCATTGAAACGTTAAGCCGTGCGATTGGCGCAAAGTATATTGAGTTTGAAACCGCGTTAGTCGGTGGATTTGAGGCATTATGCGCCCGACTAGGGTATGTGAAAGTGGAACAAATCGGCAATGTGACTCGATGGCGAAAGGAGTTAGTTTAAATGGGTGGAAAAAAAGATAACGGGGTAAAAGAAACCGCCGCAGAAATTGCGGCCTCTCAAGTTGCGGTAAAAGAGTGGAAGCTTTACAACAGTGAGTTAAAGGAGTTTGAAGATATCTTCATTCAGCGCGTCAATAACCTTAATTCAGACGCGAACATGGCCGATGTTAAGCAAGCAGCAGACTTGAGCTATAACCGTGAGTACGGCAAAGCGCGAGAGGCGACCGCAGAGAACCTTGCGGCCTCCGGTGTTGATCCAAGTTCTGGCAAGTTTAATGCGACCTTAAGCAGCCTCGCCACTGACCAAACACTTGCTCAGGGTGATACGGCAAACCGTGCTCAGGTGAATGAGCAGGATAAGTATGTGGTGGGTAAGCAAGATGTGGTCGCCGTGGGTGCTGGCCAGAAAGCCGAGGGCTTGGTGGGTATGGAAGATACGGCGCGGCTCTCTTTGAAAAAAGCGACAGAGGATGCCGCTACGGCGTTTAATCGACGTAGCGCGAATGCTCAGGCTGTAGGGACGCTCGCGGGGATTGGAACCAGCATGTACATGAACCGTGCCAAGCCAGATACGAGCTTTGTGAATGTCGATACCAAGACGCTGAAAGGTCAGGCGGGCATGGATCATAACTATGTACTCAACAGAGGGTAAGCGATGAGTTCAGGAATTGCGGCAAATAATTTTGCCAATATTACTAATGCTATGTATCAAGACTGGTTAGAGCGATTTTATCCGCAGCAGAAGCAGCTTTTAGAGCAAACGCAAAACGGCGAACTGCTTAAGCAACAGCTTGGTCGAGTGGATGAGAACTTTGCTAGCGCTCAAAAGAGTGCCACGCTGGCTAATGCTAACCAAATGGCGCGTTTTGGCGTTAAGGCGGATGCAAACCCAAACGATCAAGCAAGGTTATCTCTAGCGAATGTCACCACGAAGAATAGCCTACGGGAGAATGAACAAGAGCGTGCGATGAGTGTGCTCAGTGGCGGGACGAAAGGTAAATTATCACAGCTTAATGTGGGGTAGTTATGGCATACAGTTTATTGAGTTTGGGTGCGGATACCCGTAAACGTGCGCTGGCAGGAATGCAAGAGTCTGCCCAGCGTGAAGAGCAACGTGAGCAAGCCAATAAGAGCCTCAAGGAAGCGGAGCGTACCAAGCGTTTATCCAGTGTGACGATGGGGGCAGGCATGGGCATGATGGCGGGGATGCAAGCGGGTTCCGTCGGTGGTCCTATGGGCGCGGCGATGGGTGCAGCAGCAGGATTGATTCTAGGGGAGCTTTTCTAATGCAGTTAGATACACGCAGCGCCATTGATGGTGCAATTCGCGGATTTCAGGTCGCAGAAGGTTACTACCAGCGTCAGGCGGATAATGAACGCCGTGATAAGCTTGATGCGCGAGAAGAGCAGCGCTATCAAGATGGTCAGGCTAGACTCTCCCAAATTGATGCAAAAGACGATAAACGTTATCAAGAGGGTATTGATTATCGTAATGCTCAGACGGAAAAGGAAGAGCAGCGTTATCAAGATAACCTGAAACGAGAAGGTGAGGATCGCGCTCAGCGTAATCGGTTACTGGACGTTCAGATTGATGCGCATAAGAGTGCCAAGGAACTGAGTCAGTACCAACTCAATCAGCAAAAGAAAATGGCTTACATGCAGGAGAATTTGCCGCTTATCCAATCTGGCCTCAAGCGCTATATGGAAACCGGTGAACTTGATCCGTTATTTGAGCAGGAACACATTAAGGGCAGTGCTTACGACCCGCGCCGATACACGCCTCGTGTCGTTCAGGCGGCTTTTGATATTGAATCAACCATGCCTAAAGTGCTTGATGGCTCTATTTCATACAAAGATTCGCAATTCACAAAGTCGATGGGCGTGTTGCTTGAGCGCAATGTGAAGCAAGGGATTGGTGATAAAGATCCTGAATCGGGTAAGGTGATTAAGGATAAAGAGTATCTGCGTCATGATTTTGTTGCCGATATTGACCCAAGCCGTGAAGGCGATCAGCCGGGTGTGGTGGTCGGTTTGAAAGTGACGTATGAGGACGGTACGACCAAAACTGCGCCGGTGACGGAAAGCCGTATGGCAGGTGGTAATGAGGCGGTGAAGGTGATACCACTCGATGCGTTAATGAAAGACGTGACAGGCCAAATTCATATGGCTAAGCAGTTTTTTACCAACGAGCACTATGCCAACCTTTTCAATGTGGCAGAGACAAAATCACGCACTGAAATGGATAAGCAGTGGCGAGAGGCGGTGACTGAGCTTGAAAAAGACCGTACTGCAGCGCTGAATGACTTGATGGAACCCACCCTAGAGCAAATTTCCGTGGTTAATGCTCGCTTTGATGAAAGAAAATCGATGATTAATCAAGTGTATGAACGATTAGGTGAGAATCAATCCAATCGTGAAGTCGAAAATGCCGCGCAGAAATGGGCAGGCGAAGACCCACAAAAGCGCCAATTCATCAATGAGCTCAGTCAATCCATGAATCTCGGAGAACTGACACTCGAAGCGTTGGAGCATAACTATCAGCGAGTTCTGACAATAAAGGCGAATCACGAAGCCGAATTGAAGAAGCAGCAACAGTTAGAACGATTACGCCAAAGCCAGCAATCTCAAAAAATTTATGGGGATTCAGGGGTATACGGTGCTGCTCACCCAACCGATGGTAGAGATGCGATGAAGTATGGCAGCCATAGCCTACTTAACCGGCATGAGTGGAATACTACGCCGAATGGAGAGTTGAAGTTTTAG